AAAAAATATAAAAAAATATAAAAAAAAATAAAAAATAATAAAAAAAAAAATTCTTTTTATTAATAAAAAAATAAAATAAAAAAAAAAAAATAAAAAAAAAATATCACAATTAAAATAAAAAAAAAATATCACAATTAAATATAGATATCACAATTAAATATAAATATAAAAATATTTTTTTTATAAATTGAATTAAAATATTAATTAAACAAATTTATAAAATACTTAAATAAGTATGAATAAGTATTAATTAATATGAATGTTAGTTATAATACACAAAATAATTTATTATTAAATAATTTACTTGAATATTATAAAAATGATGAAGCTTTGAATAAATTAATAAGTATTGTTACAGGTGAATCAAAAATATCTCTTAGAATAGTAGATTGGTTTTCTACAAATTATAGTAAAAAATATTATACAAATTATATTATTCAAGATGAAAATGGTGAAACTATAAGATTTAAAGTATATATTGATTATAAATTAAAGTTAAAAGCATTTAGTAAAAAAAGATTTGATGCTTTTTGTAGGAGCAAGCGTTTAAATATTCCATATAAAAATAAATATGTTGAAACAACTTTAGGACAGTTAAATTTTTTTCAATGGGCTATAAAAAATAAAATAATTGATTATATTGAAACAAATTATGATGAAATTGAAAAAGATATGAATTTAAGAAACTCAACATCTAAGAATAAAGATAAAGAAGGATTAGGATTTTTAATAAATACAGAAAAAAGTAAAACACGCAAAAAAAGACAAGAGTTAAGTTTGTCAGCAACAAAATCAATAAAAAAAGAAGACGTTGAAATAACTGTTTCTTTTAACTGAAATTTTTTATTATATATACATATATAATAAAATGAATATTTTAAAATATGATAACTTTATTCATATGACTTTAATAATAAAATATATTTTTGTAATACTTTTAATATTAGAAATCGTTTTTAGTCGTTCAAAAAATTTATCAAATTATGTTGGAGGTATAACTAAAATAAAAAATTTTTTTGAACATATTTTTAGTCTTTTATTGGGATTTTTACTTATGTATTTATTTTATCCATTTAAAGAATTTCCACAACATTTATTTACTTATGAAACAAAACTTTTATTATGTTTATTTGGATTTTTGAATATCATTTATTTTATAAAAGATGTATTTTCATAAAAGATGTATTTTCATAAAAGATATATTTTTTTAAATTTTTTATACATAAAAAAAAATCAAATATGTATATATTGTTAAAATGGGAAATAAACAAGTAAATAATAAAATTAACTTTGATGATGTTTTATATGCTATTAAAAATAACTATATTATTATAAATGTATTAGATGATAAAACACAATTTTGTTTAATAAAAAATACAATTTCATATGATAAAGAAGAAGAAGTTATAAATAACTTATTAAAATCAAATAATGAAAATATTAAACAAATTAATATTATAATTTATGGTAAGAATTGTAATGATAATAATATAATATTAAAATATAATCAACTTATTACTTTAGGATTTTATAATATTTATTTATATTATGGTGGGTTGTTTGAATGGTTACTTTTACAAGATGTTTATGGAAGTGAAATTTTTCAAACTACTTCAAAATGTGATGATTTTTTAATTTTTAAACCTGATAAAATTTTTATAAACAAGTTACAATATCTTACTTGATAGTTATATATAATCACAAATAACTGCTTGATATTTATTATTATTTTTAATTAAACGAAATGGTTTACAACAACCATAAATTAAATTTTTTTTAATTAAATTTTCACATTCTTCTTTATTTAAGTGAGGTGGTACTTGTTCTCCATTAGATATAAACACAGCATGACGAAATATTGAACAATTTATTTTTTCAATAATTATTGGAAAACTACAATTTGGACAAGTTACAATAAAATTTTCATTTGTTTCATTTGTTTCATTTGTTTCATTTGTTTCATTTGAACTCATTATAAAAAATAACTATAAATTATTTTTAAATAATAAAAAAAAATGAATTAAATATGTTTTAGATAAATAAATATATAAAGAAAATTAAAAATGAATTTTAATCAATCAAAGTTAACAAAAGAAGAATGGGAATCTATTGAAATACCTTTATCAAATGATAAGTTAAAAATTATTAACTTAATTGTTAAAGGATTTGATGATATAAATATATTGTATAATGAAACAACATCACTATTTTCATTTTTAAAAATAGTTAAAAATACAAAAGAAATGGATGAATATTTATATAAAATATATTTTTCAAAAAAAGTTGAAGAACTTTATAAAAAATATAATGTTGATTTTTTACAAAAAAAAATAAAAACAAATATAAAAATTAAGTCATCTGATAATATTAGAATAAGTAATAACTCAACTATTGAAACTTCAAAAAATGTAATTTATGAATTTATTATATTAAACTTTATTGAATCTTTATTTATGGAAAAAAACAAAACTAATAATATTAAATGGATTTATTATTATTTCACAATTAATAAAATATATAAAAATAGTAGTATTCAAAATATAAACTCAATTATTCAAGATATTATTATTTCATTAATATCTTATTTTAAAGAAAATATTAATATAACTCAACTAATATATAATAGTCCTGAATATATTGAAAAAAATATTAATCTTATTAAATATTCAGATATTTCTTTATATGATCATCAAAAAAAAATATTTACATTTGTAAAATATAATCAACCAAAACTAATATTATATATTGCACCTACTGGAACAGGAAAAACATTAACTCCTTTGGGATTATCTCAAAGATATAAAATAATTTATGTTTGTGCTGCCCGTCATATTGGGTTAGCACTTGCTAAAGCTGCGATATCAATTAAAAAAAAAATTGCTTTTGCTTTTGGTTGTAATAGTTCAGAAGATATTAAGTTACATTATTTTTCAGCAAAAGAATATTCTGTTAACAAAAAATCAGGTGGAATACAAAAAATTGATAATACTTTTGGTGAAAAAGTTGAAATTATAATATGTGATGTATATTCTTATTTACCTGCTATGTATTATATGGTTTCTCATTTTGATAAAGATAGTATTATTTCTTATTTTGATGAACCTACTATTTTTATGGATTACAAAAATCACCCACTTCATTTAACTATTCATAAAAATTGGAAAGATAATATTATACCAAATGTTGTTTTGTCATCAGCAACTTTACCTAAAATATATGAAATACCTGATTTAATTAATAGTTTTAAAGAAAAATTTGGAGAAGATGCTGAGATATTTAATATTGTAAGTTATGAATGTAAAAAAACCATTCCTATATTAGATAGTAATGGTTTTATTTCTATGCCTCACTATTTTTATGAAAATTATAATGAAATTAATAAAATTGGAAACTATTGTTTAAATAATTTAACTATACTTCGTTATTTGGATTTAAATGAATGTGTTAATTTTATTAAATTTGTAAATGTTAATAACTATATTCCATCTAATATGAATATAGATAGACATTTTACTTGTATTGAAGATATAAATATGTTTCGTATTAAAGAATATTATATAAACTTATTACAAAATATTAACATTGAATGTTGGAATATTATTTATTTAACTTTAAATAATAATAGAAAAAAATATGTTGAATATATTGAAAATAATGATAATAATGATAATACTTCTTTAAATAAACTAAGAAAAATACATAGTATTAGTTCTTCTTATGAAATAAATAAACAATCTGATTGTTTGGGAAAATCTATCTACAAAAGTGAAAGTGTTGATTCTTTCAAAATACAAAAAACTAGTAATGAAAAAAAAAATATTTCTCTTTTAAATGATTTTGGTATTTATTTTACAACAAAAGATGCTTATACATTAACTGATGGACCTACTCTTTTTATTACAGATGATGTTGAAAAAATTGCTGATTTTTGTATTAAACAATCAAAAATACCTGATATTTTTATGAATGAAATTAGTGAAAAAATTGTTTTTAATGATGAGATTACTAAGAGAATTATAATTCTTGAAAAAGAATTAGAAGACATCAAAGAAAAAAAAATAAATAAAAATAATAATGATAATACTTCAAATAATAAAAAAAATAAAATCACTTTAAATGATGAAAAAGATGTTGGTGTTAACAAAATTAATATTGAATTATCAAATATATATTCTTTAGTTAAAAGTATTTCTTTAAATGACACTTTTGTTCCAAACAAAAAAGAACATTTACAAAAATGGAATCTTGATAATAATAACTTTAACTCTTTTACAAGTGATATTAGTGACGATATTATTATTAAAATAATGTCTCTTAATGTTAATACAAAATGGAAAATACTTTTACTTCTTGGTATTGGAGTTTTCACTGAAAATAATAATACCTCATATAATGAAATTATCAAAAAATTAGCTGAAACTCAAAAACTATATTTAATTATAGCTAATAGTGATTATATTTATGGTGTAAACTATCAATTTTGTCATACTTATATAGGTAAAGATATTCAAATGACACAAGAAAAAATTATACAAGCATTAGGAAGAGTTGGAAGAGAAAACATACAACAAACTTATACTATTAGGTTTAGAAATGATGAACATATTAAAATGTTATTTAGTGATAATCCATATAAACCTGAAGTATATAATATGAATACTCTTTTTACAACTAAAAGTATTTATTGGAATGAAACTACAAATTCTTATGAAGAACTTATTAATTAAATTATTTATAATTCAACTGTTATGCTTTGTTATTCTTTGTTTATGATTTCTTGTAATTTATGATTTCTTGTAATTTATGATTTCTTGTAATTTATGATTTCTTGTAATTTATGATTTCTTGTAATTTA